TTTAAAAAAAAAAAAATAAATTTTTTTTTTTTTTTTTTTGTGTTTTTAAAATTTTGTGTTTTTTTATGTATAAAATGTCGTTTAATAAAATCATTAAATAGAACATTATATATATATTTAATAAAACATTTAATAAAAATTAAATGTTTGTTTTTTTGCTATTTTGAAGACTATTTTTTGTATATTTAAGAATTTTTATAGATTAATTTTTCAAAATCTTTAATTTTTGAATATTTCAATTTTTAAAAAAATAATTAACATATAAAAAATATTTTAAAAATAAAATATTAATATAATTATGGTTGAGGAGAAAAGTGATGAATTGGGAGATATAATAAAGGCTCTAGAAAATGAATCAAATGCGAGTATTTTAGAATTAACAACAAGTGAAATAAAAAGGCATAAAAATAACATTTTGCAAATGACGCAAATTAAGGGTAATATGTTAAAAGAATATCATAAAAAATTAAAAAATTATAGATATGTTCGTGGAATGCATGATTTGCAATTTGGATATTATATAAGGTGGGTTCCACTAAAAGAAGGTGGTGAAATAACATTAACCAGGGGTGCATATATTAGTGGAATAGATATTGTAGAAGATGATATTTTGATCCAATGTAAGACGAATTTTAATAGATTTTTTAATATAAAGTTTGGTAATTGTATTATTTTTCAAAAAATAACAAATCAAGAAAAGTTAATATTAGAAATTTTAGATATTGTGAATAAAGAGAAAAAATAATTTATATTAAAACTATAAAATGGATTTGGATGATTTAATTATTAATTATCCAAAATTACCAAAACCTCTGGAAATAGATATAGTAATAGATGGTGGCTCTTTTAATGGATATAATACTTTAGGGGGATTAATGTTAATAAAAAAATTAGAAAATATAAATTATTTAAAAGTAATAAGAATTTCGGGTTCAAGTGTTGGTGCATTATTGGGATTTTCTTATTTTAACAATACATTGGAAAAATCTCTAGAATTTGATAAAAATATAAAATCATATTTAAAAAAAAATATAAGTTTAAAAATTATAAAAAAACACATAAAAAATGAAGTGAAAAATATGTCAGAAAGTAATTTCAATAAAATAAAGAAAAATAAACTTTTCATATCATACTTTGAAAAAAAAAAAGAGAGAATTGTGAAAAAAAAATATAAAAATAAAAATAATTTAATAAACTCTTTAATTAAAAGTTCTTATATTCCATTTTTGGTTAATAAAAAAATATATTATAAAAAAAATAAGTCAATTGATGGAATTTATGCATATATTTTTAAAAATTTAAAAAGGAAAACATTGATATTTGATAATAAAAAGGTTATTACAATGTTTAAATTAAAAAATGAAATAAATCCCTGTGAGAGAATTCTTGATGGAATATTGAAAACACATAAATTAATACTAAAAAATGAAAGTTCAAAATTGTGTAATTATATCAACGAATGGAATTATTTAGATTTTATAAAAAGGTGGATTTTTAAATTTATAACTTATATAATACTTTTATTATTTTCTTTTATAAATTCGGTTAATGAGAGATATTTTTCAAATAAATCAAATGAATATAATTTTATTGAACTATTTAAAAATTCTACAAAATATTTATTATTAAAATATATTTTTGAAAATTAAAAATGAATATTTTTTATTTTTATTTTTATTTTTAATTTTTATTTTTAATTTTTATTTTTCTTTTATTTTTCTTTTTAAAATTTTTATAATAATAATTTTTATAATAATTTTTATTTGATAATTTGGAATTTTTCAAAATTAAATTATTTTTATTCCAAGAATAAAAAATGACATTATTTTCATGTGGTTTATTTTTAATATGATAATCGCAACAATTGCAATATAATAATTTCAACAAATCATTTTCAAAATATATATTTTTTTTATAAAGAAAATATGATTCATTTTTCTCTCTTTTTGATGCTTTTTTTAGAATTGAACAACATTTGCACGAACAATTGTTATTTCCCATTTTATATTTTATAATAAAATATAAATTGAATAAGATTTAATATATTAAAAATTAATATAATTTAATATATTAAATATGAATTTTGATTATAAATTTAAAGTCGCCACTATAGGGGACGCAAAAGTAGGGAAATCATCTTTATTAAATATGGAAATTTATAATAGTTATGACAATTATTATAACAAAACAATAGGTGTAAATTATTTTTCAAAAATGTTAAAAATAGATAGTAAAAAAATAAAATTAGAAATATGGGATTTATCAGGTGATAAAAGATTTAAAAGTTTAATATCGAATTATCTTAAACATATTGATGGGATAATTTTAGTATACGATGTAACAAACCGGGAAAGTTTTGAAAATATAAAAGAATGGTTAAATTTAATAAATGATATTAATAAAAATAAAAAAACATTTTTAATTTTAGCAAATAAAATAGATAAAAACACGGGAAGGATTGTTACATTGGATCAAGGTATTAAGTTTGCATTAAAAACAAATATACCATATTTAGAAGTAACCGCTTTAGAAAATAATACGATGAATTATTTAAAAGTTTTATCAGAATTTATAATGGATGATAAAGGAATTGAAATAAGTTATAGAGATATAAATAATAGAAAAAATAGAAAAAATAAAAAAAAGGATAAAATAGTAAACAGTAAATTAGACAGAGATTGCGATGTCAAAGAGTGCGATTGTGTAATTATTTGATTCTATAAATATATCCTTGTTTTGTCATTTCCTTATTAAAAGCAAATTTATGGTTATAAGATAAAGTAGAATAACAATTTTTTCTTATTTTTAACCCTGCTTTTTTATATATATCATCTTCTTGAACCCAGTCTCCAACTTTTCTTCTATCAACAATACAAGATTGTCCACCACCACAAGGGCACATATTATTCCAATATTTTTTGTATGAATCCATATTTTATTTTTGTTTTTTATAAAAATCAAATATTTAAATATTTCAATTTAAAAAAAGAAAATAAAAATAAAAATAAAATATAATTTATGTTAAGATATATGATAAAAGAAAATAATATAAAAATTTTTGATATTTATGAAAAATTTTTATTGGAAGAAGAAAAAGTACAAAAAGAAAGAAAATAAAAATAAAAATAAAATATAATTTATGTTAAGATATATGATAAAAGAAAATAATATAAAAATTTTTGATATTTATGAAAAATTTTTATTGGAAGAAGAAAAAGTACAAAAAAAAGAAAATATACAAAAAAAAGAAAATATACAAAAAAAAGAAAATGTTCAAAATAATTTAGAAAATTCGGAAAGTTCGGAAAGTTCGGAAAGTTCGGAAAGTTCGGAAAATTCTGAAATGTTTATATCTGATTTAGAAAATGAAAAAATTACAAATGATATATCTGAAAATAATTATATATTTTTAAATTCTGAAGAAAAGGAAGAAAATATTAATGTATCAATTGTAAATAAAAATACAGGTATTTTAAAATCAAGTTTTTATAAATTAGGTAACTATTTATTAGGTAAATAAAAAATAAAATTTTTTATTATAATTTAGAATTTATTGTTGCTTTCAAATATTGTTTAACAGTTTTATGTTTTTTTGCTTTTTTAGGTAATAATTCAAAATATACTTTATTAAATGTTAGATCATTATATCTCAATACCAATAAATATATAATAAATAATGTTATGTTAATAGGTATATCAATTAATAATATATAACTTTGTTTTAAATATACTAAAATTACCAAAACAGCTTCAAATATAACAATTGTAGATTTAAGATATATGTTTAAAACTTCATTTTTCTTGTTAAAAAAATTATTTATTAGTGTGAATAAAAATGCGGGAATGAGAGAAATTAGGGGTGAATACTTAATTATATTAAATAAAAAAAGAAATGTCCATATCCAAAGCCAGTGACAATAAATTAATAGTTTAAGCATATATAATATATTATTTTTTTTTATTTTTTAAATAAACTAAAAACATAAATTATTAAGAATTGAATAGAACAAATAATTCCAATAATTTGAATAATAATTATAATTTTCATTAAAATTATTTTAGAATTTAAATCTTTAAACATAAAGTCATTTTCACCCAAAGTATAACCTTTTTTTCTATAATAATTTCTAACACCAACACCAGAAATAACTGCTATTTTAGTAAAATTATTTTGAATAGCTATATTTTCTGCTTTTTTAAGTAATTTAGTACCTAAGCCGATATGTTGTGATGACATTTTATTATTACTACCAATAGTTGTATGAATTCCATACACGTGTAATTCTCTAATAAGAGCGCAATTTTTAATAGAAGGTAATACATCATTCCATTGATTATTTAATCTTAAACGAATAAAGCCATATAATGTTGATTTATTTTTTGAAGTATAAGATATAAAATATTCAATGCCAGATGAACTTTTATATTTTTTAATATTGGGGAAAATTTCACTAATATTTACTTTTTTAAATTTAACTTCTCTTTCGCGAATATCCATACAAATAAGGTTATTTTTATCCATATTTTTTTTTACAATTTGTCTAAGATTTGAATATTGTAATCCTCCTTCAATAGATTTATGAGGAATATCTCTAACAACTCTATTAATGCGAATATATTCAGGAACATTACAAAGAGCAAAATTAACAACCTTCATTAGTTTATATGCTCTGCCTTCAGTATTATCTTCGGCATATGGTTTATATTCGCCATTATCATACCATTCTTTAATTTTTGTAAAATTAGTTACTGCTGTTGGATATATTTTCCATTGATCTGCTTGGTAATCATTAGAATAAATTATTTCATTAATAACTTCAACATCTATTTCAGGAGATGAACTAGGTAAATCGAGCATAATATGAATATCCGTTTTGAATCCATTTTGTTTGAGTAAACGTATTCCTAATTTATTTTCAAGATTTGTGCATTTACGATTAATTTTTTTTAAAATTTCATCTTTTGTTGTTTGTATTCCGATTTGAATTCGTGTTACGCCAATAATCCTAAATAATTCAATATTGGATAAATCGATGTTTTTTTTATGACCATTTAATATATTTTTAATAATTTCTTCTTTTTTTTGTTTTAATCCAAATTTATAAATATTTTTAATTTTGGGTATAATATAATCTGGTCGTGTTTCTATTGTTAATCCGATAATACGAATAGATGTAGTTTCATTTATTTTTTTTTCTTCTTCTAAAGATTTCATATTTCTTAAATATTCGCTTTTATAATTGTAGTAAGTATTACAAGCATAATAAGCACAAGTAACAAACCAAAAAATATAATCTTTAGGATAAAAGTTGAATGTTCCTCCAGAAATAATTAATTCAATTTTTGAAGCAGAATTCATATCAGAAGATAAATGACCAATATTTTCCAATGTAAAAAGTCTATCATAAACCTGACCAACAGGGTGATGATTATTTTGTGTAGCTCTCATATTACCTGGTTCTGTGCTTAGATATGATCTTGGTTGCGTTGGTATTCCATTTTCATCTTTTTCAAATGGACAATAATGACAATTCATTGGACAACCGCCATTTTTAATAGTATTTTTTCCACCATTCATTAAATGTCCTGCGGTAAAAATAGTTACAGAAATAATACCAGAACGGCTTCTAGCTCCTTTAATTTTAAGAAATTTTTCAAGTTCATTATTTGGTTTGATTCTTTTATTTTCGCATAAAACTTTATAGTGTTTAAACATTTTGGGTTTTGCAACAAATACATTATATTTTAATTCTTTTCTCATTTTGTGTAAAAATTTAGTTAAATCCCTATAAGAATTAAAATTTACATTATGGGATTTTTGAAAAACAATTTCTAATTTTTCAAGTAATTCAGTATCAATAATTACTTTTTTAAATTCTCTTTTAAAAATTTTTTCAAAATTGTGTTTTGAATACCCAACTGATGTATATTTAGGATTAAAAATTTGATTCATAATTATTTTTGCTTTTATTTTTGCTTTTATTTTTGCTTTTATTTTTGTTTAATAAAAATCAATTTAATAAAAATTAAAAAAAAAAAAAAAAAAAAAAAATATTATAATAAAAAAAATAAAACCATTAAAAATATAATATAATAAGTAATGTTTAATTCTACTTGTAAAATTTGTTTCGATAATAAAAAAGAAAGTTTAATTAGGCCTTGTAATTGCAATTCAGTTGTGCACGAATCGTGTTTGAAAAAATGGATAGAAATTAAAAGTGATCCTGAATTTTGTGAAATTTGTAAAACAAAATATAATGTGACTTTTGGTATAATTGAAATCCAAGAACGAACGATAATTTTAGATGATAATTATAGTAGAAATTATATTTTGAACAATAAAATTCCTATAGCTATTTTAATTTTAATTTCAACATTATTTGTAATATTTATATATGTTGCGTTTGGTGGACAACTAAATAATATTTCAGTGCCACATAGTTCTTTAAAAACGCCATAAATTTATATTTCTTTATACAATATATATTTTTAGCTATGGTTCCTTTAATATAAATAAAATACCCAAAAATTATTATATATATATATATATAATGGCTGAGCCAACTGTTTGTGCTGTATTTACGCATAATGGTAGATTGAGATGTATTTTAAATGAAATTTTATTTAAACATTTAGATAAAGGTAAGAAAATAGGAAAATATAATGTACAAAATGATACAAAATTTATGAATGGTGCTGTATTAAAATTACACATAATTAATGGAAAACTAAATGATATAAAAATGGTTTATCAGGGTCAGTTATTTGAGGAAGTTCCTAAAGAAAAATATCTTAATAAAGGCTCTTTTAATGAGTTAACAAACGGAATACTAGGAAAAGATATAATAATAGGAGGAGAAACGATGGAAGGAGGCAATTATATAATATATTTGATTAGACACGGACATGGAGATCATAATGAATTAAAAAAAAGATATAAATCAAAATTCTTTGGATCTATTACTCTTCCTATTAAAAAATTATGGCAAATATTTTTGAATGATACTGATGCTGTTTTAACACCTAATGGGATAAACCAACTTAGAAATGCTGGTGCAATTATTGCAAATAATGAAAAGGAATTTTCTAATATTAAATTCCTTATTGTTTCTGATTTGAGAAGAACAAGTGAAAGTTGCAATGCCTTTATGGAAGGTTTTAGAATGGCAAAAATTAGTAATGATCTTGATAATGATAAAGAACTTAATTATGATGAACCAGATTATCATGAAAAGAAAATTGCAAAAGAAGAAGGATTAATACAAAAAAATCCCTTTGATAAAATGGATATGTATATGCTTCCTTGTTTCCATGAATTAGACTATAAGACCAAATTGGGAAATTGTGATGGATCACAACACGTAGAGGGACCTGAAAATAAAGTTGACAAGTTTTATATAAAAGAATTACTAAAAAGTGCCGAAGCAAATAATGGATATGCTAAATATAATGAGGAATGGGAAAAACTAGTTTATAATCCCGGAAAAAGATCAATATATATGAAATATTACAAAGATCAATATGGTGATTTTAGAGGAGGGGATACGCCCGATATAAAACAGTGCCGTGAAACAAATCCGTTAAATGGAATTGTAAGTTTAATAGAACATATAAAAGCAAAAGAAGGAGGAGAAAAAGCTGCTGCAGGAGAAGGAGGAGAAAAAGCAGCTGCAGGAGAAGGAGGAAAAGAAGCTGCAGCAAGAGAAGAAGGAGAAGAATCAAAAATAGGCGGATATAGAAAATCAAAACGCAAATCAAAACGTAAAAAGAGAAGAAAATCAAAACGCAAATCAAAACGCAAATCAAAACGTAAAAAGAGAAGAAAATCAAAACGCAAATCAAAACGCAAAAAGAGAACAAGAAAAAGATAAAAAATACACTTAAAAAATCTACAATAAATGAATATGAATTGCAATAAATTTAAATGTTTTATTTTCTAATTTTTCGCCATAATGTTTTTTATAAATATTTAAAGCATTATCGTAATCATTGTAATATGGAATAATTTTATATAATTTTTCATTTTTAAGAAATTCAAATACAGAATTATAGGTATTAATTTTGGTAATTTTTGCGGCACATTTTGTATTTGTTTTATTGCAAATAAAATCTACAATTTCTCCTACAAAAATATGATTAAATAATCCTTTTTTAATCCTTCCTTCAATGGTTTTTTCTCTATTTCTAATATTGTTAAATGCAGTAGCATTTACATAAATATTTTTTGACATAATTTAATAGTTAATATATATTATTAAATTATGTTTAATATGATAACAAAAATAAATTTATATATTAAAAAAGCAAATGAATTAAATGTAAAATAATAAATTATTTATCTTTTACCATAATACCATACTTCATTCTTTCCTTTTATTTGTTTGCTTTGGAATTTGGATTTTGCTTTCTTTAATTTTCTATGGAGTTTTTTGTATTTACCAACGGAAACATTAGGAAGTTCCATTAACTTGGGTCTGTAGTTTCTAACTAGGCATCCAATAGCACCTTTGTAATCAGCGCTTAACAATTCAATACCATTTTCTACGTGAGGATTAGAGAAAAAGTTTGTAGCTAATTTGTAACCTCTTCCAGTTTCTTCATTTGTCCAAGAAATATAAACCTTGTTACAATAACCATTGAATGCGTTACATTTGTAAGTAGTGTTTTTCTTTGTTTTTATAGTGAAATAGTTTTCTGTATTAGTATTAAATGTTACTTTTTTATTTTTCAAATCAACATGTAAAGAATTTCCTTCGGAAATCACGTGAAACGCGTCAAAAAAGTAACCATCACATATAATGTTATGAGTTTTCAAAGTTTTGGATTGGGCGAAGTTTAACATGCGTTCTTGGTGTTCTTTCGTGGCTTGTGTAATGGATGCGTTAATGAAAACGTCATTATTATTATTTTCGTAGAGTCTGTAAGAGCCTTCTTTATTGGGGAGTTTTACTGGTATGTTGGAAAGAGCAGGGTAAAGGTATGGGTCACCGCCACCTCCTCCACCCAATCCTCCATTTCCACCTGCATCTTTAAAAAATATACAACCATTCTTTTTTGTGCCGTTAACTTCTTGTTGAACTTCATATAATTGTCCGAAAGTCCATGTATCACCAACCTGTGTCCAATTAAGTGATAACCAATGTTCAGTAAGTTTAAATCTAATAAATTCACCTCCACTAGAATCACTATGTATAGATTTATAAAATAAATTGTATGAAGTATCGCTTAATCTATTGACTTTATATATGGCTTTAGAAGTAGAATAGCCACCAAGATGAACTAAGTTATCATATATTGGATAAAAATGTGTTTGCCCTTCATTAATAATATATTCTGTAAATACATCCCATGAAGTATTTAATGCTTCTTCTAATGTTAATAAGTTTGATCTAGGAATATCTTGTGATCTATTTGGTATATAATTTTCAAAAATAGCGACGGAACTCAGATCAGGTATTACGGCTTCATATTCTGATGCCGGTAATTTTTCATCTATTGGTAATCTATTTAATACAGATTGTAAAGCGGCTTGAGTTCTACGTTGGGCTTTTTTTGCGTTTTCATTGCTTGAGTCTCTCATTTCTGCTAATGAAAACCCACCCTTCGCCTTTGTGAGTGCTATTTGTGAGAATTGTTTTCTTAGTTCTTGCGTGAGTTGTTCTGAAATGTCAAATAAGGAAGTTCTTACTTGAGAGTTAGAAAAAGTTCCTATTGGGGTATCTCCACTTAATCTGTCATCGGCTACGTCTTTATTATTACTTTTTTCTTTATTTTGTGCTATTTCTTGAGTTTTTTTGTTAGCATTTGATACTGTGGTAAATGAAAAACTAATATCAGTATTGAATCCTACAAAAGCATTAGCACAAATATCAACAATATAAGTTGTACCAACATATAATGTGCCCGTATTTATTGAAACAATGGAACCATTAATAGTAATATCATCACTATTTTCTTTAGTGCTAAATTGTTTTCTTGTACCATTATTTGGTGTAATAAAAATACTACCGGAAGTATCGGTTGTTGTACTAACATCAGAACTAAATATTAATTTAATTTGCACTGTTGGTAAAATATTGGAAGAACCATTTGCGGGTAAATGAGAAACCAATGTTAAATCGTTTCCCCCACCTCCATCTCCCGGTTGTGCACCCCCATAACTAAATACCCGAACTTGGCCGCTATTTTTTTCAATGTCATCATTCTCAGGAGCACCAATAGCAACAATACTACCATCACTAGAAAGTGAAACGCTATGTCCAAATTTTTCAAATCCTTCATCAATATCAAGACCTTGTTGAACCCAATATTTTTTATTAACGATAAGATTATTATCATTTCCTTTTATTATATTTTTTGTGTCCCATTCATTATTTAAAACAACTCTATATTCATACACCACAACGTGGCCGCGGCCGGTCCCATCATTATAAGGTGCACCAATAGCAACAATACTACCATCACTAGAAAGTGAAACGCTCTCCTGGACCGCGCTCCCATCAATATCAGCTCCCATTTGGATCCAATATTTTTGATTAACGATAGGCTCGGTAGCGTCGGCGTCATTTCCTTTTATTATATTTATTGTGTCGTCGTCCCATTCATTATTTAAAACAACTCTATATTTATACACCCGAACTTGGCCGGCGGGCCATATGCCGTCGCTAATAGCAACAATACTACCATCATCACTAGAAAGTGAAACGCAATATCCTGTTTGATTACCAACTTCTCCAAGAATATCAGCTCCTCCAAGAATATCAGCTCCCATTTGGATCCAATTATTAGAACCATTCCATTTATATACCTGAACGTAGCCGCTGTGTCTAACAATACTACCATTCTCATTATTATGAGGAGCACCAATAGCAACAATACTACCATCACTACCATCACTAGAAAGTGAAACGCTCCAACCTGAATGCTGATAACCATATTTTCCATGAATATCAGCTCCCATTTGGATCCAATATTTTTTATTAACGATAGGCTCGGTAGCGTGGGCGTCATTTCCTTTTATTATATTTATTGTGTCGTCGTCCCATTCATTATTTAAAACAACTCTATATTTATACATCCGAACGCGGCCTCTAGGGGTGTACACGGAAGGCCACTTGATTCCACCAATAGCAACAATACTACCATCACTAGAAAGTGAAATGCTACGACCTGACATTTCACCAGCTTCTCCATCAATATCAGCTCCCATTTGGGTCCAATTATTATAACCGTCATTCCATTTATATACCTGAACGTGGCCGCTATTGCTATCATAAGGAGCACCAGTAGCAACAATACTACCATCACTAGAAAGTGAAACTGTATGACCCGATTCACCGTCCCGGTTGCTGCTGATGCCATCAATATCAGCTCCCATTTGGGTCCAATTATTAGAACCATCGCGTTTATATACCCGAACGTTGCCTCGCCACTCGTGATCGTACCTCACACGCACGTGATAAGGAGCACCAATAGCAACAATACTACCATCACTAGAAAGTGAAACGCTATGACCCGATTTATCACTCGCATTTTCTCCATTAATATTTTGACCTAGTTGAAACCAAGAAGGGATTTTAATGGGTTGTGATTCAGTTAAAAATTGCCAACCAGGTGCACTATCATGTTCATAACCGTGTGAAACTTGTCTATCAATATTATTTTCATCATAAACATAAGAAAAAAATTCCCCAATATTAAATTTAATTATATATTCATTACCAACAACATCCCATATAAAATCGGCATCATTGGGGTGTCCTTGCCAATGTTGGTTAGGATACCCTCCCCAATCTAACCAATCATTAGAACTACGATCATCTACAACGGGGCGATTTTTAAATGTAATTGTGACAATTTTTTCGTTGTTATAAGCAGTAATCGCGCCTCCCATAGTTCCCCCCTGTATTCTAAGAATATCTGAATTATAACCGTTATATTTTTTTATATCAACATTAACTGAGATTTCACTATCTCCTTCAAAGTTTCTTCCTACATACCTATAACCACCTGCTCTAGATATATAGTTTCCATTTTCCTGTGTTTTTTTATACCAAATTCCAAAATGAGTTTTTTTCCAAGGAGTATATCCCTCCCCCGGTTTGTTTTGTTCTATTTTATTAGTTATAAGCATTATGCTAAAACCTGGACCAACAGCATTATTATTAAAAGGCCAAGTATTCCAAACTCTATATCGGTTAGTATCGTAATTTCCAGAAACAGGATTTAATGTATTTAATTTAAATATAATAGTAGCATTAGTTTCATATTCATTAAATGTTGTCAAATATGGTTCTTTACTATCAGGAAAATTTATAACCTCGTTATTATAATTTATAAATTCATCATTACTATTTTTAAAAGACCAATCTCCTGTTAAAACACCTTCCCATCCCTCAATCCCTTCTGTAAAATATAAATCTTTAATATTAACATTGTCGGATTCAAGTATCCAATTACCACTAACTTTAAGATTCCCTGTATTATCGTCTGATGCTCTGAAATTTAGTCCGGTGGTTGACTCTAATGTAGTAAGTGCGGATTTCCATTCTATGCGAGTCATAAGTGCGCATTGTAGTAAATCAATAATTGAAGAATAAAAATCCATAAAAAAGGTTCCTAAATTTACTAAATCATCATCATCTAATAAATCAATTTGGTTATTTTGTGTAAATTGGAAAGTATCACCTTCTGTTGAATGTTGCATAATGGCGACGGAATCGTAACTTTTACTCTTTTTTTTATTATGAATGGTTTCAAAAGTGTCATTTTCATAATCGAGGAGTAATACTTCGACGTTTTCTAAAACAGAGTTAATAATGGTTTGTTTATTTTGTAAACGATTATCTAAAATTAAAAGATGCATAATATATTATATATAAAAGAAAAAATATTTTTTAAACTTATGTAAAATAAATTGATATTATAATAAAATATAAGAATTATTTTAAATTATATATAAAATGGGTGTTCCAGGTTATTTTAAAACATTAATAAAAAAAAATAGTAAATTGTTAAAAGATAAAATTACAAATGTAGAATATCTTTTTATGGATTATAATAATATTATACATACGGCATATCAAGAATATTTAAAAAATAATATTTTAAAAGATATGAAAAAATCAGAAATACAAAAAAAGATTATTTCATATATTATTAACAAAACGTTGTATATTGTTAATAATATTGTAAAACCTGTAAAATTATTATACATTGCGATGGATGGTGTTCCGCCAAGAGCAAAAATGGAACAACAAAGGATGAGAAGATATAAAAAGATATATATGGATAAATTAAAAAAAGATTTGAAAAAAAAATATAATTTAGAGTCCACAGTATGGTTTGATTCAAATCAAATCAGTCCGGGAACAATTTTTATGGATAAATTGTCAAAAGAGTTAAAAAAAAATAAAAATAAATTTTTGGTTGAAAAAATAATAATAAGTGATACATTAGAAAGAGGAGAAGGTGAACATAAAATTATAAATTATATAAAAGAAAATATAGAAAAAAAAAACAATATTTGTATTTATGGTGATGATGCTGATTTAATATTTTTAGTAATGACATTAACAAATATAGGAAAAAATATAAATATAATGAAAAGTCAATCATTAAATGATGAAAATTTGGAATTTGGTTATTTAAATGTGTATGAAATAAGTGAAAATTTTTATAAATATATGGAAATTGAGAAAAAACAAAAAAATAAATTTTTAAATGATTATATATTTTTGATGATGATTTTTGGTGATGATTTTGTAAAACATTTGCCTGGATTAAATATTAGGAAACATCATAAATTAATAATAGATATTTATAAAAAGGATTATAAAAAATTTAGGGAATATTTAACAAAAAAAATAGAAAATAAAATTTTTGTTAATAAGAGATTCTTATTAAATATTTTTGAAAAATTGGGAAAATTAGAAAATAAATTTTTAAGGCAAAAACAACATTTTTTAACAAAGAGTGATAAAAAGATTAGTAACATTAATGATAGTTATGAATCAGAAATGAATTATTTGGAACACGGATTTATTTTTGAAGAAGACCATCCCTTGTATGAAATTTATAAAAATGATTTTAATAAAATAGATTATTATAGTTATAGTTGGAAAAAGAATTATTATAATCATTTTTTTGATAATTCTAGAATTAGTGAAATAATGAAAAATGATTATAATAAATTTAGAAGTTTAATTTGTAGAGAATATTTTAAAAGTTGGAAATTTACAATAGAATATTATTTATGTGGGGTTCCAGATTATAAATATTATTATCCATATAGCGTGGCTCCATTTATTAGTGATATTTACACAAATTTAAAATATTTAAAATTGGATATGAATAATATAAAATTTAATAAAAAAAATAATGGAGTTTGTTATTGTCCTTTAGAACAACTTTTAATAATTATGCCTCCGCAAATGAAAAATTCATTACCTAAAATTTGTAAAAAAATAATGTCAAAAAAAGAATTAAAAAATAATTTTCCAACAACGTTCAAATTAAATGTAGTAGATGGTTTAAAATATATTTACTCTGAACCAATTTTAAATGAAATTAATGAAAAAGAAATTTTTAGCGAAATAGAAAAAAATTTAAAATTATTAAATAATGCGGAAAAAAAAAGGTTAGTATAATTTTAAAATATTATATTTATATATAATGATAGGAATTAGAAGAAGATTTTCTATGAATGTTCCTGGTGGAACGGTTGTTTGGATCCCTAATAATGCAACATCACAAGGTCAAGGTAGTGTAACATCTCAGGGTGGTATACCATCACAAGGTCAAGGTAGTGTAACACCTCAAGGTGGAATTCCATCACAAGGTCAAGGTAGTGTAACACCTCAAGGTGGAATTCCACCTCAAGGTCAAGGTAGTGTAACACCTCAAGGTGGAATTCCACCTCAAGGTCAAGGTAGTGTAACACCTCAAGGTGGAATTCCACCTCAAGGAGGAATAAGAAATAATTATAATAGACACTATAAAAAATTTTTAAATAATATTATTAGTAATAAAAGAAAAAGTAATACAAGAAAATCATCAACTAGAAGAAATATTAATAATAAAAGAAAAAGTAATAAAAGCAATACAAGAAAATCATCAACTGGAAGAAAATCATCAAGTAGTAGAAAAAGTAATAAAAGCAATACAAGAAAATCATCAACTAGTAAAAGAAAAAGAAATTCATCCAGTTCAAGAAGTAGTAAAAAAAGAAAAAAATCTCAATCAAAAGGTGTTTGGTTGTAAATAATTTAAGTTAAATTAATTAAATTTAAAAATCATATTTTTTCTATCTTATTAATAAATATAAAATATGAACAACAAGCCTAAAATATTATTGAGAATAAAATATTTAATATAGAAAATTGATTTTAAAATAACAATTTAAAATCAATTATAAAAATGGATAATAATAAAAATAAAAATAAAAATGAAAAAAGCAAAAAAAATAAACTTACTAAAAAAAAAATGGATAAATTAATTGAAGAATATGTATCAACATTTGATGAAAAGGATAGAGAGGCATATGAAATTGCAAAAGAACATTTACAATCATCATTCAGCTTGGTAAAAAGTATTGGATTTAATAAGTTTTTAACCGGTTTGGAATGTCAAAAAGATTAAAAGGAGAAAATTATAAAACAATAAAAATATCTTTGATATTTTTATTTTATTCTACCATAGTTCGAAATATTATCTTTATTACAAATATATACTAATGACAAAAATACAAAAAATTACTATATATGGAGAAAGATGTTCTGGAACAAATTACTTAGAAATGTTACTTGCCAAAAATTTCCATGATTATAAATTAACTTGGGAATATGGATCGAAACATTTTTTTGGACATCAGAATTTACAAAATTCTGATGATACATTATTTATATGCATCGTAAGAAACCCGGTAGATTGGTTTAATTCTTTATATAGACAGAAATGGCATATTGCTAATCATTTGCGCTTAAGTATTGAAAATTTTTTAAATACAGAATTTTATTCTTATAATGATCAAAGTAGTGGTTCAAAAGATGGAACAGAAATTATGGAGGATAGAAATATTTATACAGGTGAACGATATAAAAATATATTTGAATTAAGACATACTAAATTAAATTTTTTGTATAAAGATTTATCAAAACTAGTTAAAAATTACATATTTATAAAACATGAAGATTTAATTAATAATTTTGAAAAAACTATGATTAAAATCAAAAATATAGGTTTAATTGTAAAACCTAGTATTAATTTTCCATTAAATGTTTTTACTTATAAAAAAAGTAAAAAAATATTTAAGAAAAAATCTAATGAAATCACTGAAAAACGTATTTTGAATCATTCTGATTTCAGAAAAGATTACGAAAAAATTTTAGGATACATTTAAAAAATATTATCATTGGCTCAAAGCGAATTATTGAATTTAAAACTCACTTTGAAAATTTCAAATTCAACAAAACCTTACATAATTATTATATAATTTATGTTTCTCTACCATTAGTATAAAATAAGAAAATAATATGGTCATTTTAAATTCCAATCAGGTTAAAAAGAAAAAAGAATATTAATTTTGTGTAATAATTTCGTATAATTTTTTATATTTTTTAGAAGTTTCTAAAATTAATTTTTCTGGAACATTAATTTCTTTTGCATTATATGGATCATAATTTTTAATAATCCATTTTCGTATAATATCTTTATCAATATTATCAGGTTCAGAATTATTTATAAATCTCTCTTTATAAGAAGAATTAATCCAATATCTACTTGAGTCAGGCGTATGTATTTCATCAATAAGTAAAATAATACCATTTTCATCTTTACCGAATTCGTATTTAGTATCAACAAGTATTAATCCCTTTTTTTTCATTTCTTGATGTCCAAATTTGAATAATTCAAATGCGTATTTTTTGCATAAATTCCATTCATCTTTTGTCATAATCCCTCTTTCAATAATTTCAGGGGGTGTAATAGGAATATCACTTTTATCTTTTGTTGTTGGTGTAATAATAATATTATCAAGAATTTGATTTTTTTTATAACCTTCTCTTAATTTATTGCCACAAAAATTTCGGCATCCGTTTTTATAATTTACCCAGATAGATGTATTAGTGGTTCCTGTCATATATCCTCTAACAACAAATTCAATGGGAAATGGTTTACATTCAATCACTTCCATACACGTATAATTGACGTGTTTTAAAAGATGATTAGGGCAAATATGGCTTGTTTTATTTAACCACCAAATAGAAATAAGGTTTAAAATTTTACCTTTTTCGGGTATATCGCAAATATTGCGATCATAACTACTTAGACGATTTGTAGCTTCTAACATTATTTTTTTATCATTTTTTGTATTTTTATAAATAGTCCGAACTTTTCCGGAATATATTTTTTGATAATTATTCATTATTATTATAAGTAATAAATATTTAAATGAAAATTAAAATTAAAAAAATGAAAATTAAAATTAAAAAAATGAATATTCAAAATTAGGAATAAGTATTATGAATATATTAAAAATTAATACAATAATATATTTAAAACAAACAATATGAGAAGTGTAAATTTTTTTTCAAAGGAAAAAAGGTTATTTTCAATATTTGTAATGATTATAATTTTAGGTTTATATGTGTTTTATAATCAGCGTAATTTAATGAATAAAAATAATAGTTCTCACAAGATTCTTCCCTGATTATATGTGATATGGTAAACAAATTTGTATAACGAATCAATATAATTTTAATAATATAGGAAAAAATTATAATAAAAAAAAAATATATTTTTTTTTATTTATTATAAATTGAAAAATGTATAAAAATATATTTTTTTTTATTTATTATAAATTGAAAAATGTATAAATATATATTTCTTATTATAAATAAGGAAAAAATTAAATGAATAATTTAAAAATGGAAACAAAAATTATTCAAGAAAAAGATGGAAATACAGTATTTATATATGTTCCAAAATTTTTAACAGGAAAAGAATCACAAAAATATCAAGAATGGTTAAATGATATGGAAGATTTCAAAGATAATATGAATTATAATAAAACAAAATTAATTCGTCAACAGAAATGGTATCAAAAAGATAATGAATATTTTTGTCCGAAATGGGAGAGAAGATATGACCGCTGGCGTTCTCATAATTATGATGATATTTTAATAAATTTGCAAAAAAAAGTACAGAAATTTGTAAATGAAGTTGTTCAAAATTTATATTTGAATAAAAATGTGTCTATTCAAAATCCAAATATTAATAGTTGTTTATTTAATAAATATCGTGATGGTTCTCATCGTATTAGAGCTCATCGAGATACAAAGGATTCATTTGGAAAAAGACCGACAATAATTGGTTTATCTTTTGGTGGAGAAAGAGAAATTAAATTTGTGAGAATTATAAATGGTTTAAATAAAGAGAAACACATTCATATTTATAAAAAAGACAAAGAAAAAAATTATTTAAATTTTAAACAAAAATTAGAAGATGGTTCTTTATTTATAATGGCTGGTTGTAGTCAAAAATATTTCACACACGAAATTCCGCAATGTAATAGTAAAAAAATGAGATATAGTGCAACATTTAGAGAATTTATACGGTCCAAATAACAATAAAAATTGAAAATAAATATGAGTGTTATTGAAAAAATAAATGAGAGTTTAGTTTATTAAATTTTACAAGATATAACTTTAAATATTAATGAAAAAAATTATTTACTATAATATTTTACACTATTATTTTGAAAATGAAAATCATTAATATTAATATTTTTTTGATAAATTTTAAATTGTAAATAATAAAGGTCGCGAACCATATTTAAATGATTGTATTTTTTTTTTAAGAAATATATAGCGTTTTCTGTATTTTTTTGTTTAAATGTATTATTGTTTTTAATTAAATATTTAAATAAACTAATATATAAATAAGATTTAGAAATATGATGTCTTTTCCATTTAATAATGTTTTTCTTACTAGGATATAGGAATGAATCAACCATAGTTAATATATCAGAATTAAAATGATTTAAGAAATATTTATAATTATTAAATTTATTATTAAAATTATGTTTTTTTAATAATATTTTATGTTTTAAAAAAAAATTTTTTTTTATTTTCATTTAAATTATTATTTAAAAAGAACTTTAAATTAAAAGTGTTTATAAAATATAAATTTAAAAAAATAAAAATAATATTATATTTTATAATGACAATATCATTTAGAAATGAAATAACAAGATTAACAAAAAAAACAAATTATAATCAAGGTGATAGTTTAAAAGCAGCAACTACATATACACATACAAATTCAATATTAGAACTAAAAATTCACATAGATAATTTGGTATCTAATGCTAGTTCATCTGGTGATCCATATATTTATTCATTATTATCAAATATACCTGTAAAATTACCTAATTTAAGAAAATGTTATAGATTATATGAAAATTTAAAAGAAGAAGTTTATATTAATTGTTCTGTTTCGCAAGCTTCTTTAGAACATCAATACCGAATGATAGAATTTGCTAAAAAACGAACTTTGAAAACCCATAATATTATATGTAATGGTTATTTTTATGATTCATTTTGGTTTTCAAGTGAGGGAAATAATATACATTTTGATTTAGTTAATAAAAAAATACATATTAATGCATCAAAATATTTTAAAATTAAAATAGAAAATAATGAAGTTTACATGTGTCCGGATTATACATCGTATTGTAAAAAAGTGTATGTATCATGGGAAAATAGTGAAAGTAAAAAAATATATAAATTTGCAGTTTTATTTTTTTCAAATCCTCATATAGAAAATGGTATAGAATATATAACTGCTCCGTGTGAAAATTCAATTGGATTATTAATTAGAAATTACAAACCAAAATTACTTGAAATACCAAATCTATATATCTGTAATTATAAAAAAATACATAAAAAACTTAAAAAAACTAAATCTAAATATCAAATTAAAAGTATTAAAGGTAAAAATGAAAAATGGTATTTTTCAAAATAAAAAAGAAAAATAAAAAAAAATGGGATTTATAGCACAAGAAGTAAAAGAAATATTACCGATAGCAGTTACTGAACAAATATCTATTATTCCGAATGAAATGCGTGCATTGGAAAATATAACTTGGGAAACAATTACAGATGGAAGTAACAATAAATATAAATTAACTACCGATTTACAAGATGTGAGTGGTATTAATTATAGATTTCATGTTAGTAATGATGCAAGTGGAAATGATGAATGTGAGAAAGAAATAAAAGGAAATAGTGATAATACATTTACATTTAAAGAAAAGTGGAATAATGTATTTTGTTATGGTAAGGAAGTTGATGATTTTAACACATTAGATAAAAATAAATTATTTTCATTAATTTTTTCAGCAACACAGGAAATAGATAGAATACAACAATAAGAGAAACAAAAAGTAGCATTACTTGAATTGAAAATAGCGGCAGCCGAACAAGAACTAGTAACATTAAAAGAACAAAACGCAAATTTAATATTATCAAGATTATCTGCTTTAGAAAATAATTAAATTTAAATTTAAATAATTAATATTAAATAATTAAATAATAATTAATATTAATAATTAAAAAAATAATAAATATAAATTTATAAAAATTTAAAAAAAAAAATAAAATATAAAATAAATGAATTTAAATGAAAATAATAATTTTTTAATAAAAAAAC